AAAAGTAACTTCGCCTTGTGCGCCAGTAAACGCATCGTTATCACTTGAGTTACCTCTTCTAAGTTGTACTTGTATTGCCATTAGACGCTCCCATAATCATTTGTTGAGACAGTTGTATTTGCTACAGAGCCGTAATCAGTAACGGCAGTTAAAACTCCTGAGTTAATATTTGATGCCACTAAATTAATATTGGATAAAGATCCAGCCACATTGCCTATATCTGTTGCATCACCAGCAACGGCTGTAATATTAGAACTGATTGAAGCACAAGCAGTAATATTTGCAGAAATTGCAGCAACTGAATTAATATTTGTTAGTCCAGAAGAAACAGCTCCTATTGAATTACCTCCACTTAAGTCTGTTGCTACAACGCCAATATCAGTTGCATCATTTGCAACAGCAGTTACGTTAGATGAAATACCAGCAACCGTAGTAACATTTGCTTTTATTGCAGCCAATCCAGATATTGCATCAGTAGCTATTGTTCCATCTTCAATATCAGCAAGAGTTGAAATATCAGCACTTATTGCAGCTATAGTTGAAATATCAGATACTTGTGGACCTGCTTCAGGTACACCAGTAGAGCTATTAAATGCTAAAACCTTACCTTTACGAGTAGCAAGATCTGGAAGAGTTGTACTTACTTCTGTTTCAAAATCGCTTAATTGCAAAGATCTATCAGCTTGATCTTTTAAATCTGCATTAATAGCAATCATTCTATCTAATTCAGTATTTAATGCTGCTATATTAAATGGACCAACTGAAGGAAAATCAGTTGTTCTATCTAAACCAATAGAACGAGTAATAAGAACTGTTGAACCACCTGACGCTCCAGTAACAGATATTGTAACTGTGCCAGTAGATCCATCACCACCTGCTACAGTATAATGAGTTGTTATAGTTTTAAGAGTATTATCAACATAAACATTTAAATCATCATTATCAAAAAATTCAAATGGAACTGTAAATGTTGTTTGTGTAACACCTGCGCCTACAGAATAAGAAATTCTTGGATCATTATCAGTTAAATTAATTGTCATAGTTCACCTCTTTTTTTGGAAATAACAGTGAACAATAAAACTCACAACGCACAAATTAGTATCTACCGTACCCAGCAAAACCACCATCATCATCAATTGCGCTATCTAATGCTGATGTCATATCGTTTACCAAACCATGAATAAACCAAAGCCGCATATACGGTAGAGATCTAATAAGATCTTTAGTACCTTCTCCATAGTTACCTTCGTACAGTTCAGCCATGCCTTCATAATATTGCTGAAGTATAGATGGGCCAGCACCACCAACAGCAGTAAGTGCATTTAAATAACTTTCCTCTTCAGGAAACTTTGGACGAACTATACCCTCCATATAGTTTTGACCAGTAAGTGCCATTGACATAGCCATACTCTGATAAAAGAAATCTGAATAAATAGCAGCAACACCAGAGTAATCAAATGCTCTAGCTAACTTATCAGTCATAGGTAAGTTTTCCCAAGCTCTTTGACTTCCCGTTGATGTCATAGATTTAAGCTCAAGACCAAGATAACCTAGACCAATCATCCACATTGTACCAAACAATGGTGACTTCATCTGACCTGTTGTATAAGCAGCAATAGTTTTATTTATGTTAGCAAGTGTGTATCCATAAAACTGAAATGGCAAACTAAGCAAACCATTTTCTATTCTAGCAAATCCTTTATACTTTGGATCTTCTTTCATTCCAAACTGTCTTGCTATTCTCATAGGAATAAGAGCAACGCCATCAGCTAACCTTGGTCGATCAGCAGGTGTAGCCATCATAATAGTATTTAAAACACCAGAAGATAAAGATCTTCTAAATGTTTGCTGTAGTTCTAAATCAGTCCATTCATCTGTGTTTGCATAAATTAAACCTGAGTCACCTTTTTCCCACTTAGTTCCCTTTTGGAATGCAAGTTTTTTAGAATCTTCAATAGAAATATTATTGCGTCTTAAATATTCTTTTTCCCATTTTTTAATTTTGGGTAAGTTCATTTCTTTAGCAAGCTTTGGGTTTGATTCTTTAATAGACATAGTAATCAACTGGTCTTGTCGGACTATGCCATCTAATCGTTTTAAACTTTTTGTAATAGGAGTAAGTAAATTTAAAATATAAAAAGCATCTTTGCCCCGTTCCCAAACATTATGGTACAATGGATTAGAATATAATTCATCGCTAAAACGCATACTTGTACTTTGCATTGCACCTTCTAAAGCTTCACCAGCTTTAGCAACTTCGTCAGCAGCAAGCTTAACTCTTAGATCGCTACGAGATAAAATAGTTCTAAGAGTACGACCAACACCATGCTCTGCCATTATTCTACCAAACTCAGATATAGTAGAAAAACCAACACGACCCATGTAATTAAGAGTTGCAAGATCTTTTAAGTTTTGCGCTCTTCTTTGACTCCAAGAGTGTGGCTCTCGAACAGCAGTATTCATTACTCGATCATAAGCTGTTCGAATATCAGCAACAACTCTATCAGCTTTTTCATACTTCATTCCTGAAGCAATCAACTCATCAAACTTCTCTTCAGCAATGTCATCCATTGTTTTGCCATTAAACTTAACAGCAAAAGAATAACGAGGCGCAACCTTCATGGTATAAGCCATAAAAGTAGTAATAGGATTTGTTTCTATAAAATCTTTAACCAAATAGTTAGGAATATCTAACTGACGGTGCATCATATGTTTTGATTTACCATAACCAAAAAAAGAGTTTTCAAAACTTGTTTCATCAGACATACCAAGAATATTATCTATTGTTTGATTTACTCTTTTCTCAATGTCTTTTGGATCTGTGCTTACTTTAATTCTTTCAGTTGGATTATCTGGCGACCATCGAATAACTTCAGGATTTTCTGAATACCAATCGTAAAGTATTCTAAAAAAAGCTTGTCTGTTTTTTTCAATAACTTTCTTTTTCCAATATCTAGGGTGAAAAATATCTTCATTAGGAGGTTTTACACCTGCTGTTCTTTGTGACAATTCAATATCTTCAATAGTTGCTAGTATGCCATCATAGTGTGCTTTGTATTGAGCAAGCCTATCTTTAACTCTATTTAAATGTTTTGCCTGACTTTTGCTTAATCCAAGTTTTTTACCAGACTTTGATTTTGCTTCGTATCTTTTAATAATATCTTCATTATCTTTAATAACACGCGCCCAAAAAGTTTTTTGTTTTTTAAAGTGATCAATTGTACCAATTAATCCAGTGTCAATTAAACGAGTTTCCCATTTCTTAGCATATACATTAAGAGCATTAATAACTTCTTGCTCTATTGCATTATCACCTTTTAATCCATCAATACGCTTTTCATTTATTTTAGAAACAAATGCATCAAACTTTTTTTGTTTACCAAATGGATAATCTAAAAATTTAATAACTCCTTCAGGCGTAGATCTTGCAAAAGCATTAAGAAGCAAACCATATAACTGTGCTGTTTCAGCTTTGTATCTTGGTTGATCCATATGAACAGAACGACCAAGTGTTTGACCATTTACATGAGCATTGTGTAACTGACCTAAATCTCCCTCTATATCATAATGAGTTTGTTTTACTGTTGTTGGAACAGCATCGTCTAACATATTTCTTTTAAACCCACTTGTAGCAAACTTAAAAAACCAACTATTTGTAAACCAGTTTTTTACCAATGAAGGATCTGGCGGTGCATCATCTAAGTTTGCAATAAGATCATCTGTTTCTTCTGTTGTTTTTTTAATAACTTGAGGAGCATTTCTATTTTTAACTAAACCAACCAAACTACCTAAAGTAAAACCAGCAATACCAGCTGTACCAATGTTTAAAGCAGACATAGTAGGATCTCGATAAACAGGATCAGAAGCTGATTTTATAACTTCTTCAGCAGTAGATAAAACAATATTTGCTTTTGCAACATTAATACCTGTTCCTATAGCTGTCTTAGTTAAACCAATAGGTAATGACACTAAATTTATAGGATCAAAGAAAGAAGATACTAATATATTACCTATTGAGGAATTAGATAAAACTTCATTGCGAGCTTTAGATCTATCTAGTCGATCAACTAAATAATTAAAATGATCTTCGCTAGAACTAAGCATAAGATTAAAAGCATATTTATGATATGAGGGATCAAGATTTTGTACAGCACCAATAACATCAAAGTCAGGATCATAATCTAACATTTCACTATTTGCCATTGTAAAGTCTTCAATAAATGGAGACCATTGTCCTACTATAGCACCATATGTTTCTAAAAGACTTGATCTATCATCTGCTGTAGCTAAAGGATCTTTTGTTGTAGCTAAAAACGGTTTTACTTTGTAAGCATCAATCATATATCACCTAGAATAACGGCACTGGTTTTGCTCTGTTACCACCAAGAAGAAAAGTTGCTTTATCATAAAGAGCTCTAAGCTCATCTGCACTTAATCTTTCTCCAACAGAATCCGCACTGCCAATATAGTTTTGCATTTCATCAGATATTTGAAACGCAATAGTCATTTCTTTTTCTGTGCCTTCGTGAATAGTAATAGGTAATAATTCATAAGTACCTAAATTATCTACAAACATAAGCTTCATAGGCATAAAAGTTTGATCTTCTGGTCTTACAAGTTGAGGAAACATTGGCATCAAAACAACTGGTATTTTTGCCCCTTCACCTGTTATGTTTGCAATAGGTCTTTCATTTACATGATCATACAAAGTAAAACCAAATTGACTAAGCTGGCTTTCTACTGAGTTAATAAAAAACTCTTCTTCAGCAGGTGGTAAAAAAGCAGCTAAAGCATGACGCGTTTTTGATTTAGAACCTATTGGTCTTGACTGATCTAAAACGTATTTAGCTTCTTTATATCTTTGATTAAACTTTTGTTTTATTTCAGCCTTAATTTGGTCAGGTTTTAAATTAGAAGCTATTAAAAACTCAGTATAAGCTCCTAACTCAGCAGATGTTGCTAAATCATAATCATTACCAAGAACACTTGGATCTCTTAAAAAATCTTGTATGCTTCTTACTTTTCCATTTGAATTTAAACCAAACAATTTTGCCCTTCGTGCATCAGCTTCTGTTTTAGTTGGCTCTTGAAATAACTTGTTTATTTCAGTCATTGCTTCTTGAGCATTAGCTGTTCGACCCTGCACTCTACTGCTAAGTGCATATCTTAATTTAAGATCTTCTTCATCAGAAAAAAATCTTTCTGTTGTATTTATAACATCACCCTTTGGTGTCCTATACTGATACATCATGCCCCAAAACATAAGAAGATTATCAGCATTTGGTGCATCACCAAAATCAGTAAATCTTTTTAAACCATTAACAATATTTTCTGGCATACCTAAAGCTGCTATACGCATATTATCTTCAGTCCAAGTATCTCGATTACCAATATCAAAACCTTTTTCGTTTAATACTAATTGAGAAAACTCACTGGCTTTAGCTGGAGTCAATTGACCTAATCTAAACAAATCAGCAGTTTCAGCAAACTCAGCTTCTTTTCTAGCCTTTTCTTCTAATCCATATTTATCAACAGCTTCTTTTTCTATGCGTTGAGCAATAGAGTTTTTCTGTGCATCTAATAAATCTTTTTTAGCGTCATCTACTATTTTTTTCTCTTCAGTTTTTAAAAACTCTCCATCTCTACCTGTTGATATGTAATAAGCAAGAGACTTCATAAAAGCAGAATTGTTATTCATTGGAGAATCAATAAGCTCATTAAAAATATTTCTAGCATCTTCTGTTTCAAAAACTTGTTCTAACTTTTGTCTGGTTTCCCCAACACCTAAAAAACCTTTTGTTGCTGTATCAAAGTCAGAAAAGAATTTATCAACATCACTTTGATCTGCTTCACCATTTTGATATTTTATTAGTAATTCTTCATGTTTATCGTTAAAATCTAAAAGAATATCTTCGCGTTTTAATGCATCTACATTTGCATCAGCTGATTTATTTATTTCTGCAGAAAACTCACCTGCTGTATTTTCATCTAACAAATTATATTTATCTAATAATACAATTGCTTGTTGTTGTTCTGGAGTGGCTAATTTATAAGAGTCACTTACAGTAGACATAGTTTGTAAAGCAGCTATAAAAGTTTCAGGCTCACCAGTAGCAGCAGCACGTTTTATAAATGGAAGAATTACAGCTTTTTCATGTAGTCTTTTATCTCTTTCACCTTCTATTTCAGTGTATACAGAATTTTCTCTTACTTCTGTATCTACTTTTTTATTAAATGTTTCTATTGTTTTTGAGATATTAAAAGCAGTTGTGTCGAGATCGCCACCTTCTGCAAAGCCTGATCGAGACTGTTGGCTTGCATATGTAGTGTTTTTATTAATTTCAAAAAGAACAGTTCCATCAAACTTATTTTCTCGTTGCTGATCTGATTCTCTTGTAAGCTCTTTATCAATAGCTTCATTGCGTCTTTGAATAGCATTTATATTACTAGCATCACTAAATGCAGCATTGACTTCATTCAAGACAGTTCTTCTGTTAGAACCTTGAACCATTTCCTTAATGTTTGTATCTATAAAACCTGATTCTTCATCATCAGCAACAACACGAAAATTTTGTTGATATAATTTTCTTACCTTTTTACTTTTAACATTTGGTAATGAAGCACCAAATGTACTAAGAAGCTGTGTAAGCTCTGCTCTTTCTAGATCTGTAAAATTTTGCCTTGATGCTTCACCAATAACAAAAGAAGAAACAGCTACACCAACAGCTTGATCAATATAATTTTCAGTAGCACCATCTATTAATATGTCAGAATCAACACCAGCTTGAGTTGCTGCGGCTCGTTTATAAGCATATGATAAAGCATTTTCTGTGCCATCAACACCATTGTTAGCCATAACAGCAATT